TCGCAGTGCAGGTTCTAATATATCAAAAATAAAAAAGAATAAATAACAATAAAATCAACATTTTATGGCATAAAAGGAGGCGCATTATATGACTCATGGTGGCTTTGGAAGAATACCATCTCCTTACGATTCAAAAGATTATCAACTTAAAAACTTTATACACAAAACAGCCGAATCAGAACAAAAAGTAGAACAATGTTGGGAATTTCCGCTCAAGCCCCTCGATCAATATGACCAACCTCATTGCGTCGGATTTTCTATGGCGGATTTTGGCATAAATTATCCTACTCCTACAAAATATACTAATAATGATGGGCATAAATTTTATTATCTTTGTAAAATTAAAGACGGTCAACCTAATATGGAAAATGGTAGTGATATTCGTAGCGCCGCCAAAGTATTAGTAGACCTTAATATTATTCAAGGTTATGCTTGGGCAAAGACAATAGATGAAGTCAAGTGGTGGTTACTCAATAAAGGCCCACTAATTGTAGGTACTGATTGGACAGAAGGCATGGACACGTCTGATGAAAATAATATTATACATCTTACTGGTAATATATTAGGTGGTCATGCATATCTTATAAATGAATGGACAAGAAATAATTATATTGGTATTCAAAATTCTTGGGATGGCAGATGGGGGAAAAACGGTAAGGCTTATATATCTGCAAAAGATTTTGAAAAGTTATTGAAACGTTGGGGTGGAGAAGCATTGACAGCAATAGAAATAGATAAAGGTAATCCGCAAATTCCTTCTCCTGATCCAGCAGCTAAATTTAATTTAGTTGCTTTTATTTTAATGGTAATAGGAAGACTTTTTGGTAAAAAATAATCAACTTTTTATATGTAACGGATGATGGTGTAATACCGATAATCTGGCTCCGCATATAAAATACAAATAATTTTCTATGGAGGAAAATATAATGGCTAATAAATTTTTAGGTTCTGGTTCACAGGTTTCAAATGCTACAAAAAATAAGATAAATAAATCACAGCGGGGATTGCAAGAAGCTGCTGCCGGAACAATATTACAGAATGTTGCTTCTTTTCGTACTGGTAGTGCTGTTGTAGGTGATACTGAAATTAGTGCCAGCAAAGTTACTATTGTTCCGGGATTGGGAACTATTACCGGATATCAGGCTCAGGTATTTCGCTCTGGTAGTTTTATTAGTGCTTCTGGTATTAATGCCTATATTTCTGGTTCTAAACTAATTGTTGGCGCTAGACCTGTGGCCGGTTCATGGATACTTACAACCAGCGATTATGTAAATTGGATTGCATTTTAGGCTTTAAGTTATAAATAAAATTGAAGAAAGGAGGATAATTAGTGAAACTTTCTCAAAATTTAAATGATGCTATAAATGCACAAATTTTAATAGAACTTGGCAATCAAAATAAATATATGCAGATTCAATCTTTATTTGAAGATATGCAATTGAAAAATTTAGCAAAATTCTTCAAAGAGCAATCTGCTGGAGAAAATGGTCATGCGAATCTTTTTATGAACCATATTAATGATCGCAACGGGGGAAAAGTTATTATTGGTGAAGTAAATGCCCCTATAATTGATTTTTCTGACATAAATTCTATTGCTGATTTCTATGTTTTGACAGAACAACAGACTACAGAAAGTATTGAATCTTTATACAATCTTGCATTTGAAGAGGGGTCTTATATCGATTTGCCTTTTCTTGAGAGTATGTTAAATGAGCAGGTGGAAGAAGAGGACACATCACAAAGAGTTGCTATGAATCTAAAGATGACTAAAGATATAGTATTGTTTGATTCAACATTCGAGGGATAATGTTTATCACAAACCCAGATAAAATCACTAACAAAATAAAATGTAATAAGATAGTGGCACAATATCTTCTAGAAAGAAATGTGCCACTACTTTCTAAATTAAATAATTATTATTATTTTAGTGATT